TGTCAGCCGCCGTCATGCCCAGCACCTCTGCCTCCAGGCGCACCAGGCGCATTCGAAATGTTCGGGATCGCCTGAGACGCGGGGCAGCCATTCGCCGGCGTCGCAGGCCTGAAGAATGCGAACGGCCTTGTCGCTGGCCACCTGCGCCAGAGCGCCGTTGAACGGCACCAGCTCGTGCCAGAGCTCGCAGGTGTCCTTGTTCACGGCCGTGAAGACCGCCGGATGCTCGGTCAGGCCCAGATAGGCTTGGTAAAGCGCGATCTGGGCCGCATAGACCGGCTTCGAGACCGTGACGCCGCGCCTGACGATATCGCGCCAGTTCTTGGCGTTGGCGGATTTGCATTCCCACAGGGCCGGGACTGCCAGCCCATCGGGCGCAGCGACGATGACGCCGTCGATGTGTCCCCGGACACGCCCGCCAGCCACCGAGAAACCGAACTGGTCGCCGGACGCATTGCGGGTGCGCAGATCAAATCCCGCCTTGGTGATCCAGTCGACGGCCAGGTCCTCAAAGCAGTGGCCGGCTGCAAAGATGCGCAGGGTCTTGCCGGTGAACTCCCCGCTCGGGTCCCGGGGGACCTGCAGGAACTCGTACTGCAGCAGCCGCGAGCAGCTTTCGCCAAGGCGGCTCCCGCCCAGATACTGGCGTGGTTCGCGGGCGCCGTTCTCCGCCGTGAGCACAGCGTCGATGCGCGCGTTGACCTCGTCGGCGAAGCAGACGGGTTTTTCGCGGTGATTAAAGTCCAGAGGTCCGATCATCAGAACGGCACCTCCGGGGCGCTGTCCCGCATCGACTGAAGGAAGGCTCCGACGGCGGCTTGGGCCATGTTCCTGGCCTGGGGACCGGTCACGTCACACAGCCGGCGTTCCCAGCCGATCTCCGCCATGGTCTCGGCCATGGCCTTTAGCCCGGCACTCAGGGCGGCGGTTTCGCGCTCGTCCGGATCAACCATGAGCCACACCTGTGGACAGGAGCAGCAGCAGCGAGACAGGCAGGTGATTCGCTGTCGTAATGGTCGCGCAGACGACCATCGCGGGGTCGCCGGTATGATTGAGACCGACAAGACTGTGGAAACAGCTGCTCCGGGACATGGCCCGGAGCTGGTTCAGAAGGCGCAGAAATTCGTGCATGCGACAGGGCTCCAGCTAGTCCTGTCACCTACCGGCGCGATCTTCGAACTGTCGGGAGAACAAAAACCGAACTTACTGTTTTGGTAAGTTCACCCGGGGCGCTATGCTGGCGTCTCTATTTCCGTCGACCTGGGGAGTCGGTATGTCGACCTTTAATCCTCGTACGTTTCTCAATCCGGATCGTATTTGCACAATTGCGCCCGATCTCCTGTTCCAGTTCCTTGGAAATTGGCAGGGATTTTTCGACTCCAAGAGCTTTGATCTGACGCCCCTCACATCGGCAAAGCCTCACTACGCAGAAGTAGCCAAGGTTCTGCTGGCCTCCGATGGTTCGATGCCGCCCGAAATGGTGGATGCGCTCCATTACATCGACGAAATGGCCCGCGATGATGCGATCGACGCATTGCTTGAGCGTGCTGAAGATGACGGGCACACAATCACCGTCACCGAGGACAGCTCTTCAGCCGACGCCGCTATCCAGGTCTGGCAAGCGAACCCCGAGCTTCTGATTGAGGTCCATGCAGAAACGCTGGCGCTGAAGCAACAGAGCTTCATGTACTACGCCGGCAAGAAGACGAACCGTCGCGACCTGATGAAGCACACAGCTCAAGAGGATGCAGCTATCCAGTCGAAGGTTGATGACTGGTTTGCCCAAAAGCGTCGTGGACGGGGCAGCAGGGTGTTTTTCTTCAAGAACGACAAGAAGGTCTGGATCGTTATCCGACACGGGAAGCCGATGCAGCGTGAGGGCAGCCATAACGAAGATGGCACTACCGGGATCGCTTTCTATCGGCCTCAGGAACACGATGTTCTTGTTTACGATCGCAAGCATGACGAGATGGGAGTGAACTGTAGTTCACGCCCCCTTCGAGAACACTATCTTGAAGTGATGGGTGATGCCCTTTTCGGGGACAAGTATTATTTCAACACAGCTACTAAATATACGCTCGCACCATTGGCTACTCTGGGCGCGAATGCGCTAACATGCCATGACGTTGATGGCATCGATATGGTCCGTCTTGGAGAAGTCCAGATCCCGCACGGCGGAGGCCTTTTGATCTTCAAGCACAATGATGTGTTCGCAGCCGATTCCGCCTTCATCAAGATGGTCTTGCTGGGATCGATTTCGCGCGCCAGCTTCAAGGTGAAGTTCACGAATTCCAAGAACCCGAGGACGGTCAACATTCTGCCGTCCAGCGTCGCCCGCTACACGCAGAAGGGGGACAGTACCGCTGTCGAGGAATGGCTGAAGAAGCGTGGGTTCGACATTTCCGAAGCGGTCGGCGAGGACGATGATGGCGATGAAAATCTGGGCCGCGATTGAGGCCATCCCCGCGGCTGGGGCAACCCGTAAGCACTGGAAGGTCGTCTCAGGTGATGACTGGTCAGCGCTTTCGCCGCTGCTCCGCGCGACGGGCCTGGAAGCGGAGACCATCCCATGCTTCGAAGTCCAACAAGGCGGTTGTATTCGCCGTATTGTAAGGCATTCGGTCGACAATATCCGCGCAGCTTGCGGCGAGCCAGCGGGGCTCTGCAAAAGTGACAAACTGACGGCTGCAGAGGTTGAGTTCCTGGCGCTTGATCGTGTGCGGCTGGTTCAGGCTCTTGGTCAAGCGCTCGAACTTGAAGGTGCGATGGTGCCTCGTTCCGACCAGCGGGTGCTTTATTTGGGGTCCCACAATGTTTCAGCTGGCAAGGGGTTTCCGGTTTTTCTGCTCCTTGGTGAAGCCCAGTACGAAGACGCAGCATCAATATTTGCGGAAGTGGAATGCACCGTAGGGCCAAAGGTCTTGATTGCGCTAACGCGACACGGGCTGGGCGATCAGGCCAAAGCCTACCTCAACAAGCTTGGTGCGAAGCAGATGCATCTCGACAAACTGGTAGGCTTCGACTTTACCGCAAAGCTTATTCCCCTGTCGCCGCCCGAGGAGCTCTTTGCTGAAATGCGGAGCCAACTGACGGCTGTTCCAGATACTGCGCCTTGGCGCTTACCGTCCTCGGCAAAGTGGGAAGAAGTCTCCCTTCACTTCATTTCGGACGATAAGATTACAGTCAGTCACAATAGAATAACCCGCACATTCGATGCTTCAGAGCTTGGGATGATGGATCGCAGGAAGAAGCTGCCGGACACTCAGTGGGCTCTGCTGAAAATCATCGCGCAAAACCGCGGCCGCATTCCAATGCCGGAACCGGGCAGTGCTCGGAAGTCGAAGGAAAGCCTGTCGAAAAAGCTGAGCGCCGCCTTCGGAATCGAAAGCGACCCGATCAAGGCCTCGAAAGGTGAGTATATTGCATCCTACATCACCAATGCCGATGGCCTTACACAGGGCAAACAGGGAGCCTCGAAAACGAAATTTCGCTGACGACGACTGATATTTTTCGAAGTTTTTTTCGCCTGCCAAGCCGCCGGAAGCCCTCGAGGTTCGGCGGTTTTTTCATGCCTGCAACACCCCCAGATCCGGGGCTCCAACGAATTTTCGCCGGTGACCAGCGTTCGGGCCGTCGTGCCCGTCTACCTGGGCAAGGCGAAACAACATGGAGTTCCAGAACCGTTATGACGGGTTCTCCCCGCGAGTAGTACGCAACATCCGATACCAGGCCCGCAGGCTCGCCCGCAGCGGCCGGCTTCCTGGCATGGACCAGTCCGATATCGAGCAGGACCTGATGCTCGACCTCCTGCAGCGGCAATCGAAGTTCGATCCGGTGCGGGCCAGCTTCGACACCTTCGCTGATCGCGTGGTGACGCACCGGGTCGCCACATTGATGGCGCCAACCAGCCGGCTGCGGGCTGAACGCAGCATGGTCTCTCTCGACCTTCCGGCCAGCGCCAATGACGAGGATGCCCCGACGCTCGCGGAGGTCCTGCCCGAAAGCGCGGGGCTCTTTGCCAACGACAACCTTCCGCCCGAGACCGCGGCGGGCCTCGTTCGCGACGTCCAACGTTTCCTGTCCAACCTGTCCCCGGCGCTGAGGCGCTATGCCGGGGTTCTGGCCGCCGACAATGTGAGCACCGCTGCGCGCGATGCGGGCCTGCACCGTTCGACCATCTACGAGCGCCTCAGCCAGCTGAGGTCGTCGGCAACAGCGGCCGGTCTGCATGAATATTTCGGCAGCATCCCGACAGCATTTCCGCAGCGCCGGTAGGTGATCAGCAGAGGACGACGGCGGCCGCCGATCTGTTCCTCACAAGATCATGCCGGGCCTTCGAGGAAATAGAACACCCTCAACGGAAATACCTCGACCGCGTGCTCCAGGGCGGCGTCGGGCCCGGCAGTAGTTACTCAGACGAACCCTGGTTCCCCACGACGGAACATAGGAGTCCATCTTGTTTAATTCTCCCCTGAAACAGCTTCGCAAGTCCCTGTGGCTGACCGAAGTCCCCGACAACATCTCCGTCCCCGCGATCGGCGAAGAACCTGCCAGCGTCATCCCCACTGAGAAGGCCACGGTCGACGAGATCGCGTTCGCCGAACTCGCCCTGAGCCGGGAAATCTCGGCGCTGAGCCGGGTCAGCTCTTCTCTCGCCGAGATCGTCAAACTCGCCCGCAAGCAGGGCGCCCGCGGCGTCGACAACGCTGTGACGGCGGCCGCGCGTGAACTGGGAGAGCGCAAATGACCGCGCCCTTCAACGCCCAGCCCCTGCAGATCATCACCGCCGATCAGCGCATGAAGGAGCGCCGCGGCATCAAGGGCGTGCTGACCGGCATCTCCGGTATCGGCAAGACCTCGCAGCTCTGGACCCTCAACCCGCAGACCACGCTGTTCCTGAACCTGGAGGCTGGTGAACTGGCCGTCCAGGGCTGGCCGGGCGACGAGATTCGCATCCGCGACTGGGAACGGGCCCGGGATCTGGCCTGCTGGATCGGCGGCGCCAATCCGGCGATGCGCGACGACCAGAGCTACAGCCGCTCGGACTATGCGCGGGTCTGCAGCACCTTCGGCCCGCCGACCCTGCTCGACAAGTACGAGACCATCTTCGTGGACTCGATCACCGTGGCGTCACGCCTCTGCCTGCAGTGGTCCAAGGGCCAGCCGCAGGCGATGTCCGACCGCAGCGGCAAGA